CTATTTACTATAGGCTTTGATTGGGTAATGATCTGAAAAATCATTGTAAACGTAGTAATATGGGAACGCATATACATCCCATGGCTTAGGTTTTTCAGTCACAACTTCATTGACTAATTGTTTTGGTTGTTTATGATCTTTATCTGTAAATATATAGTCTAAATGTTCTGGTTTACCATTAGGATAATTATATTTCGCAATTGAATTTGATTGAGGGTCCCATGTGCTATTATGACCTGCATATAGAACATCATTTACATTCAAGTTTTTAAGCATATCTTTGAACTCTTCAGTTCCTTTATTAACATTCAAATCGCCACCGATATAAACCGTTTCATCTTTAGGTATGTTTTTCTTTTTAACAAAGTCGCTGATTTCTTTCATTTGTTCAGCTCTAATTTTTCGATCATGTCCAGCGCCACATCTTGAATCTTCAGATTGTGTATGTGTACCGATAACGTGAACGTTCTTACCGTTTTTCTCTATCTTTGTATAAACAAAGCCTTTATTACTGTCATTGTCGAATCCACAACCGCTTTTGAAAACATGCTGGATTTTTTCTTTAATAGGATATTTACTTACAATCGCTACGCCGCCATCTTCAGCAACAGTTGATGAGTAGCTACCTTCAGTTTTGTCCCAACCTGATTGAGAACGACCGAGTACAGGTGTTTGGTAAGGATATTCTTTTTTTACATTACTTAATAATTTGTCTGATGCACCATTATCAAATGCTTCATTAAATATGACGACATCATTATTTTTGATGTAAGAAGATTGTCCAATTAAATCAGCACGCTTATATTGACCCCAATTGGGGTAAAGCGGGTAAAGACCCAAGAGAAGAATTTAAGAAGACATTAGCAGAAATTGAAAGGACACCGGATATAGCTAGCGCAACAAGTTTAGCGATTGAAGCATTTGGTGCAAAAGCAGGTCCTGATTTAGCTGATGCTATTAAAGGCGGTCGCTTTAGTTACCAAGAGTTCTTAAAAACTATCGAAGATTCGCAAGGCACAGTAAACCAAACATTTAAAGATTCTGAAAGTGGCTCCGAAAGATTTAAAGTAGCGATGAATAAATTAAAATTAGTAGGTGCTGATGTATGGGCTTCTATTGAAAGTGCGTTTGCTCCAGTAATGGAAGAACTAATCAAAAAGCTATCTGTAGCAGTTGATTGGTTTTCAAGTTTAAGTGATGGTTATAAAAGATCAATTGTTATTTTCGGTGGTATTGCTGCTGCAATTGGTCCTGTAGTTTTTGGGTTAGGTGCATTTATAAGCACAATTGGTAATGCAGTAACTGTATTAGCCCCACTATTAGCTGGTATTGCAAAGGCTGATGGATTAATTAGTTTTTTATCGACTAAAGTGCCTATATTAGGTACTGTCTTCACTGCTTTAACTGGTCCAATTGGCATTGTATTAGGTGTTTTAACTGGCTTAGCAGTCGCATTTACAATTGCTTATAAGAAATCTGAAACATTTAGAAATTTTGTTAATGGCGCAATTGAAAGTGTTAAACAAACATTTAGTAATTTTATTCAATTTATTCAACCTTTCATTGATTCTGTTAAAAACATCTTTAAACAAGCGATATCAGCAATAGTTGATTTTGCTAAAGATATTTGGAATCAAATTAATGGATTTTTTAATGAAAACGGTACGTCGATAGTGCAAGCTTTACAAAATATATTTAATTTTATTAAGGCTATATTTGACGGTATATTAAACTTCATTATTAAACCAATCATGTTTGCGATTTGGCAAGTGATGCAATTTATTTGGCCGGCGGTTAAAGCCTTGATTGTCAGTACTTGGGAGAATATAAAAGGAGTAATACAAGGTGCTTTAAATATAATACTTGGCTTTATTAAGTTCTTTTCAAGTTTATTCACTGGTAATTGGCGAGGTGTTTGGGACGGTATTGTGATGATACTAAAAGGCACTGTGCAGTTAATTTGGAATTTAATACAACTGTGGTTTGTAGGTAAGATTCTAGGTGTTGTTAGATACTTTGGCGGATTACTTAAAGGTTTAATATCTGGCATCTGGGGCGTTATCAAAGGTATATTTAGTAAATCATTATCGGCAATTTGGAATGCAACAAAAAGTATTTTTGGTTTCTTATTCAATAGTGTTAAATCTATTTTCACTAATATGAAAAACTGGTTATCTAACACATGGAATAATATCAAGAGTAATACGGTTGGAAAAGCACACTCTTTATTCACAAGTGTAAGGTCTAAATTCACAAGTTTATGGAATGCGACGAAAGATATATTTACTAAATTAAGAAATTGGATGTCAAACATCTGGAACTCTATTAAAGATAACACGGTAGGTATAGCTGGTCGTTTGTGGGATAAAGTACGTAATATCTTCGGAAACATGCGTGACGGTTTAAAATCTATCATTGGTAAAATTAAAGATCATATCGGCGGTATGGTAGATGCTATTAAAAAAGGACTTAATAAATTAATTGAAGGTTTAAACTGGGTCGGTGGTAAGTTAGGCATGGATGAAATACCTAGGTTACATACTGGTACAGAGCACACACATACTACTACAAGATTAGTTAAGAACGGTAAGATTGCACGTGATACATTCGCTACAGTTGGGGATAAAGGACGTGGTAATGGTCCGAATGGTTTCAGAAATGAAATGATTGAGTTCCCTAATGGTAAACGTGTAATCACACCTAATACAGACACTACCGCTTATTTACCTAAAGGCTCAAAAGTATACAACGGTGCACAAACTTATTCAATGTTAAACGGAACGCTTCCGAGATTTCATTTCGGTACTACTATGTGGAAAGATATTAAATCCGGTGCATCATCGGCATTTAACTGGACAAAAGATAAAATAGGTAAAGGTACCAAATGGCTTGGCGATAAAGTTGGCGATGTTTTAGATTTTATGGAAAATCCAGGCAAACTTTTAAATTATATACTTGAAGCTTTTGGAATTGATTTTAATTCTTTAACTAAAGGTATGGGAATTGCAGGCGACATAACAAAAGCTGCATGGTCTAAGATTAAGAAAAGTGCTACTGATTGGATAAAAGAAAATTTAGAAGCTATGGGTGGTGGCGATTTAGTCGGTGGAATATTAGACCCTGACAAAATTAATTATCATTATGGACGTACCGCAGCTTATACCGCTGCAACTGGAAGACCATTTCATGAAGGTGTCGATTTTCCATTTGTATATCAAGAAGTTAGAACGCCGATGGGTGGCAGACTTACAAGAATGCCATTTATGTCTGGTGGTTATGGTAATTATGTAAAAATTACTAGTGGAGTTATCGATATGCTATTTGCGCATTTGAAAAACTTTAGCAAATCACCACCTAGTGGCACGATGGTGAAGCCCGGTGATGTTGTTGGTTTAACTGGTAATACCGGATTTAGTACAGGGCCACATTTACATTTTGAAATGAGGAGAAATGGACGACATTTTGACCCTGAACCATATTTAAGGAATGCTAAGAAAAAAGGTAGGTTATCAATTGGTGGCGGTGGCGCTACTTCTGGAAGTGGTGCAACTTATGCCAGCCGAGTAATCCGACAAGCACAAAGTATTTTAGGAGGACGTTATAAAGGTAAGTGGATTCATGACCAGATGATGCGAGTTGCAAAGCGCGAAAGTAACTATCAATCAAATGCAGTGAATAATTGGGACATTAATGCTCAAAGAGGAGACCCGTCTAGAGGATTATTCCAAATTATCGGCTCAACTTTTAGAGCTAACGCTAAACGAGGGTACACTAATTATAATAATCCAGTACATCAAGGTATCTCAGCAATGCAGTACATTGTTAGACGATATGGTTGGGGTGGTTTTAAACGTGCTGGTGATTACGCATATGCTACAGGTGGAAAAGTTTTTGATGGTTGGTATAACTTAGGTGAAGACGGTCATCCAGAATGGATTATTCCAACAGATCCAGCTCGTAGAAATGATGCAATGAAGATGTTGCATTATGCTGCTGCAGAAGTAAGAGGTAAAAACGCAAGTAAGAATAAACGACCTAGTCAATTGTCTAGTGTAAATGGGTTTGATGACCCAAGCTTATTATTGAAAATGATTGAACAACAGCAACAACAAATAGGCATATTGTTACAAATCGCACAATCCAATGATGTTATTGCAAACAAAGATTATCAACCAATTATTAATGAAAATGATTTTGATAAAAAAGTGAATTCGACCATTGATAAAAGAGAAAGAAAAGAAAATGTAAGAGTGAGATTTAGGAAAGGGGGCGTTGTCACTTAATGATAGATACTATTAAAGTAAATAACAAAACATTACCGTGGTTATATATCAAAAGAGGGTTTGAAATACCCTCTTTTAATTATGTAGTAAAAACAGAAAACGTTGAAGGTCGTCCAGGTTCTGTTTATAAAGGTAGAAAATTAGAGGGATATAGTTTTGAGTTGCCTTTATGTGTGCGTAATGATTATTTGTCATCTGGTGGCATTAAAAATCATGATGAAGTTTTACATGAACTAGTGAAGTTTTTTAATTATAACCAAGCTGTTAAGTTACAATTTGATTCAAAACAATGGTACTGGAATGCTTATTTCGAAGGTCCAATAAACTTACCTAAAGAATTAACCACACCTGTTCAGTTTACAATAAAAGTAGTGTTGACAGACCCATATAAATACTCGGTAACAGGAAACTCAAATACCGCGATATCTGACCAAGTTTCAGTTGTTAATAGTGGAACTGCTGACACACCAATTATTGTTGAAGCTCGAGCGCTCAAGTCAAGTAGTTACTTCATGATTACTAAAAATGATGAAGATTATTTTATGGTTGGAGACGATGATACAAACAAAAAGACGAAGAACCTATCTCCTACAGTTTTAGAGGACGAATTAAAAAGTTTTTCTGGTTGGATAACTGTTGGTTCAGGTACCCAGTTAACAGATAATATAGTTGGCGGAACTGTGTCAGGCTCTTTTAAACTTTGGGATAAGGGAGAAAGTTTTGCTATCAAAGATGCAGGTGGCGGTAATGGTTATCATGGACCAGCAGTAAAGAAAACGTTCGATAGAAGTGTTAAAGATTTTAATTTAATAGTCAAGATGTATGTAAATCAGAGGTTGATTAGCGCTGGTAAAGCATTTAGTTATATTTATGACGAGAAAAATAAGTTGCGTTTTGTCATAGGGTTTATTAATCAATTTAAGGCTAAAAACGATAGTAAGATTGTAGTATATGCATATAATGATCTTGGTGAGCCTAGATTAATTTACGAACACAAAACCCATTACACAGTAAAAAAATATAAAGCTATGGCTGTTTATATTCAAGTTGTTCGTAAAGATAATAATTTCACAATTAAAACATGGAAGTACGATGAGCCGTCTAAAGATAAGAGATCTTCGCCAATCGATGTGCATAGTTCTAAGTTTTTAGACAGAGGAAAACTATATCAAACACCAATAAGACATATAACATTGTTTTCTGGAAAATACTCAGATTACAAAGACTATTTAGAAATAAATTGGCTAGGTGTGTATTTGTATGAAAAGTTACCTAAAGAAAAAGGTGTGATTGATTATATCATTAAGAAAGGTGATTCAATATATATTGATACGCATATGAATTCGGTTACAATCGAGGGAGAACCGGCGCTTAAACACAAAGATTTTGGCAGTAATTTCTTTAATGTTGGTGAAGGACTTTCAGAGTTACTAATATATCCAGAAGGCGTTTTTGACACAAAAGTACTGTGGCAAGACAGATGGCTGTAAAATGTTGGGGGTGAAAAAGTGATACACGTATTGAATTTTGAGGGTGAAATAGTCGATTTTATCAGCGATAGTGACGGTGATTTAATACATGCTGAGCATGAACGTAATTTAAGTGATCGGTCAGAAATGTTTGATTTTAAGATACTTTCAAGCAAAACAAAAAATATGCAAGAACGTAATAGAATAATTATCCGTGATAGTAATAAAAAATATCGTGAATTTATTATAAATAGAATTGAACAAGAAGGAGACTATTCGGAAATTGAGTGTATAGCATCTTATATCGAAGATATTGCTAAAGCAAAACCCATGGCACCTGGTAATATCGAAAAGAAATCAACACATGAATCGTTGGAGATAGTTTTAGCTAGTACAGGTTGGGAAGTGTCAGATTTAACAGGATATGGTGGTAATAAAACCACTTCATGGGCTTCGCATCAAAGTAGATATGATACTTTGCTACAGCTTTGTACTACGTTTTCAATGAAATTAGATTTTTATGTTGAATTAGGTTCAAACACAGTTGATCATAGGTATGTTGTTTTAACCGAACGTCAACCTTTGTTTAAAGGTAAAGAGATAACTTATGATAAAGATTTAAAAAAACTTAAGAGGATTATTGATTTAACAGAAGTTAAAACAGCTTTACTAGCAATTGGGCCTGAACAAGAAAACGGTAAAAGGATAGAACTTTACGTTACTGATGATGAAGCTCAATCAAATTTCGGTTTGCCTGAACATTATATATGGGGCATATATGAGCCTCAAACTGAGAATCAGAACATGGACGAGAAACGCTTGCGTACACTAGCAAAAACGGAGTTAAACAAAAGGAATCAACAAGCTATATCTTATGAGATTGATTCTATAGATATACCACATGAGTATACACAGGATGAAATTGTTATCGGAGACATGGTACGCGTTAAAGATAGAACTTTCAATCCTCCTATGTATATCGAAGCTGAAATAATTGGAGAAAAATACGATTTAATAGCTGATGTGAGTTCTTATACCATCGGAAAAGCAAAAGAATTTAAAGAGTCTGACTTAAGAGAAAAGTTTAACAATATGTTGAATGACATAAGGCAAAAGGTAAATGACAACATTTCGAATGTTAACACTATTGTTAAAGAAACATTAGCGGGAGAATTGCAGTATTATGAAAGAAAAATTATTAAATCAAGCACTCCTCCTGAAAATCCTGTGAATGACATGTTTTGGTTAGATACAAGTAACCCAGAAGTGTCAGTGTTAAGAAGGTATTGGAATGGGAAATGGATAAAATCCTCACCAGAAAAGGCGAGTGACATTGGCGCCATAAGTAGAGAACAAGCATTGTTTAGCGAATTAAATAATATATTTATAAATCTCTCAATACAACATAGTAGATTACTAAAAGAAGTTAGTGAAGTAACAGAGTCTGAATACTTAGTTAATTCAGATGTTAAACGACAAATAAATGAAAAACTTGACGCTACAGTAAGTATCTACCAACAAATAAAAAGTAACATAGAGAGTATGACTCCAGAAACTGCTACAATTGGAAAGTTAATAGATACACAATCACTATTTTTGGAATATCGCAAAAAATTACAAGAGCTTTATAACGTGATTGAAAATGCTAAAGTTACAATAAATGAAAGATTTAAACTTTTACAATCACAATACACAGATGAAAAATTCAATGAAGCAATGAACAAAGTTGCTGAAAGCGTTGGTGGTCGTTGGGACGAAAACCAAAAACAACTTATTGCTGATATCCCTAAAAAAGAAGATTTAGAGAAACTACGCCAAGTGCTAATACTTAAACAAAATGAAGGATTGAATTCGTATAGTCAAAAGCTAGAAGAGCTACAAAAAGAATTTAAGAACTTAGAGAATGGCATGGAGTTGGCAGTGAAAAAAACCATTAAAGAAATCAACGGCTCTGGAAATCTGTATCGCTACTCTTCTCCTATGGCATTTAAGGAAGCACACTATTACCAAGCGGATGTAATTACCGCAGGAGACGACAAGTTAATCAACTACAGAAAAAGATATAAAATAAACTTTGGGGCTTTAAACTACTATAAATGGGAAACTAACACTAAATACACTTTTAGCTTCACAATAAAAACAGACACCGACGGTGTAGTTATTGATAATCTGAACGACGGTTATTATGATCACTCACAAAACATACAATTGCCAAAAGATACATGGGTTAGAAAATCTATTACTTTCACCCCAACGTACTATTTATCTGACAACGGAATTACTTTAAATTTAAAAAATGCTTCTAATGGCTCATGGTATTCTAGTTGGGTTGGTGGAAGTAACGACATTGAAAATGTTTGGGTTAAAGACTTTCAGTTGGAAAAAGGCGAAATAGACACAGGACAGAAAGTTAATTCTGATGACGAACAAGCGGTCTACGATAATATCAACACAAAGATAACGGAAAACTCTACAAAAATACAGGCTTTTGAAGATAAAATCAACTTAAAGGCTAATAGAGATGAAATTACTCAATCATTGAATCAGCAATTAGAACCCCTCAAAAATGATATTAAACAACAAAATTCACAAATTGCGTTGTTGCCAGATAAACTGACTGAAACTGTATCTAAAAAGATTTATGAGACAACTATTTCTGGTTTAGTGAAAAGATTAGAAGCAGAAGAGGCTAAAAGAGAAACTTTGTCTAACAAGATTAATGACACAGTATCTATACAACAGTATCAAGCAGGTATAAATGAAGCTAGAAGCTACGCAGAAGATAAAGCAAAAGAAGCAAAACAACAATCAAGGCAATTGTCTAACACCCTCATCAACAATGCTCAAAGAGACACTAGAAATTATATAAACAATCAATTGAAAAATGTTGCTAACAACCCAGAAATACAGGCCAGTATTCAAAAGGTTAACGCTGATGCTCAAGAAGCGCTGAAAGAGTATATTAGAACGCAAGATGAGCTAAAAGCTCAAGAAGCACAAGCATATGCTGATGGTAAAATATCTGAAGAAGAACAACGAGCAATACAGGATGCCAAAGAAAAGTTTGAAGAAGCTAAATCACATGCTGAAAACAAAGCTGATGAGGCAAAAAGAATTGCGAACCAATACACTGAAAGCAAAGCTACAGACACACAAAGACAAGCTCGAGCTTATACGGATGGTCGAATACTTAATTCTAATAGAGAAAGAGACCAGATTCTATCACAATATAATACTAGAATCACTCAAAATGGACGCGATATTAATCTTAGAACCACGAAGCATGAGTTTAATGCAACTAACAGAACCCTGTCCAATGTATTGGCAGAAATAGTGCAAAATGTAACTGATGGTACAACGCTTAGATACGATGATAATGGCGTTGCTCAGTCTCTTAATATAGGACCACGGGGGATTAAATTCGATGCTACAAAATTTGAAATAAATGATGGAGACGTGGTCATTCAAAATGGACGAACTTTCATCAAAGACGCTTATATCGATAAATTGTTTGCTAAACAAGCTACACTTGAATATTTGAAAGCTAGAGATGTAGATCTTAACAAAGCAACAGTAAGTGGAACTCGCAATGGAGAATCCACAACACTTAGCGGTGGGAAAATTAGATCTACAGGAACGTTTACTAGAACATTCCCACAAGGTAATGCAACTTACGAAGCATTCACAGAGTCTTGGAACGGTGTTTATCGTTCAGGATTAATTTCTAAACAATTTGGTAATAGACGCTTAGATAACGTTGAACGTTGGCTAGCTTTAACAGATAAAGAAATTACAACACAAAGAGAAGTGCACTCAATGTCACCGGATAAACGGGGCGCTCGTTTTATTGATTTTTTCGCGGAAGAAACATATTCATCTGATGTATATGGACAGGGAATGCATATTTATTCGGGACAAGACTTGAAAATTGAGGCTGGCTACAGGCTTTCTTTTGAATCTTCTAACTCGTGGTATACACAATTTTCAGGAGCAGGTGTTGAAATAATTAATGATGGTGCTAGTTTAGTTTTAAAAAGGCAAACTGGATTCACTTCTCAACAAGGTAGTGGTGGGCAATATATAAGCCTACAAGCATCAGATGGCGCTGTTCATGGGCATTTAGGAATAATGTCCGATAATAGACATATGGTCTTCTCTTCCACGTTTGGAGAAGTTCATCTCCGTGGTGACATCACAAAAGTTTTTAACGCCAATGGATCTAATCTCTCTGATATTCGAGCAAGGTCTTTCGACTTATCCGGCGTAGGGAGAATAGCTTTCGAAAATGGAGATGCTTACTTACAGGGACAAACTGGAGTAAGATTCACAAAATATAAATCTAACACTTTTGTCACAGCGCAAGCAAAGGATTTTGTGAAAGCATCATCACGTCACTTAAAAACAAATATAAAAGAGTTAGAAAATGGTTTAGAAACCATTAAAAACCTAACTCCGGTAAGTTATGATTATATTTCGGATTTGATAGAAGGGAATACGAGTGGAGATATCGGGTTTATAGCAGAAGATAGCCCTTCAATTTCTGTCAATGAAGGAAAAGCTATTAGTGTTCAAAAATTAGCGACATGGGCTATTCTAGGAATAAAAGAATTGATAGAAGAAAACAACAAGTTAAAGGATGAAGTTTTGAATTTAAAAATTAAATTTGACGATTTAAGTGAGGAGCTGAATAGTAGTGGAACTAAAAAACATGTCTAAAGAAGAATTGATAAAAGAGTGTAATTATTTGAATGCACTAATTCAAACAATTTTAAGTAAGAATACAGAGTTAAACTTAAAGATTGCAAACTACGAAACATTGGAAAGAATCAATATTAATAATAAAGTATCTGATGATGAATAGTCGTCAGATATTTTTTATACCAAAATAATTAGGAGGAATTTTAATGGAACATAAAACAGAATTTTATTTAGTTGAAGTGAACAAAAACGGAGAAGAAAGCTGTCTAATGCAAAACTATTCAAATAGTTTTATTAGAGGAGCTTCGCCTAATACTGCATACAAATTTGACGACGAGGAACAAGTGAAAAAAGTTTGTTCCATGCAAAATGTGTTGTCTAGTATTTTTGATAACGGTACCAAAACCTACTATGTGAAGCAAGAAATTGAAAGAAGTAGCTATGATGAAAATGGTGAACCATATACAAAAAAGCAACATGAAGAAGTTTAAATAAACTTCTCTTCTTAGAAAGAAGGTGTAGTTTTGGATGATATTCAGAAAATAAAAAAAGAGCTTTCTGAATTAGTTGAACGTGTGGATGATGTTGAAATACTAGCAAACGAAACAGCTGATCATGTACTTGAACTTAGAGAGGAACACAAGCAACATCATAAAGAACTAAGAGAATCTCATAAAGAACTTAAGGACAAGCAAGATAAAGTTGTAGATGAGAATTTAGAGCAAACAAAGATATTAAACAGAATTGAAGAAAGGTATCAAACGCAAGTAGATGTTGCACAAAAAAATGAAGAAAAAACACTCGCCCAAAATAAATGGCTCGTAGGTGCCATATGGGCGCTTGTAACAATTGTTATGATTGCAGTCATTACTGCATCAATTACTGCGTTATTACCTTAAGGGAGGTGGACAAAATGAGTTGGGCAAGATGGTTGTCATGCTATTTGTATGGTCGTAAATGTAAATAATATTTTTAGTCAGTGCTTCGGCACTGGCTTTTTATTTATTATTGTAATTGTGGTAATATGCAGAAGTGAGCAAGTTGGATAGATGGTGGCTATCTGAGTATAAGGAGGTGGTGCCTATGGCGGCATTACTGAAATCTTTAGAAAGGAGACGCCTAATGATTACAATTAGTACCATGTTGCAGTTTGGTTTATTCCTTATTGCATTGATAGGTATAGTAATCAAGCTTATTGAATTAAGCAATAAAAAATAACCATCGCTAACTTTGGCTGGTTTCGATGGTTAAATGGTTATTAATTTAATCTTTAATCTAAAATAGCCACCGTCTTTTTAACGGGCTCATTAGGGTAACATGTTTGCGCATGTTGCCCTTTTTCTATATATAAATTAACACACCATAATATAAATATCAAATAGACGGCTTATTAGTCGTCTTTTTATTTTGGATAAAAGGAGATAAGAATATGATTAATTGGAAAATTAGAATGAAACAAAAATCATTTTGGGTAGCGATATTGTCAGCTATCTTTTTATTTGCTCAAAACATCGCAAAAGCTATTGGGTATGATATTCAAGTTTATACTGAGCAATTAACAGACGGTTTAAACGCTATATTAGGATTTTTAGTATTAACTGGTGTGATTCAAGACCCGACTACTAAAGGTATAGGTGATAGCCACCAAGCTTTAGAATATGAAGAACCAAGAAGAAAATACTAGGAGGTAAAATAATGAAAACATACAGTGAAGCAAGAGCAAGGTTACGTTGGTATCAAGGTAGATATATTGATTTTGACGGTTGGTATGGTTACCAATGTGCAGATTTAGCAGTTGATTACATTTATTGGTTGTTAGAAATTAGAATGTGGGGAAATGCAAAAGATGCAATCAATAACGATTTTAAAAACATGGCAACAGTATATGAAAACACACCATCGTTTGTTCCACAAATAGGTGATGTGGCTGTATTTACCAAAGGAATATATAAACAATACGGTCATATTGGTTTAGTGTTTAATGGTGGTAATACAAATCAATTTTTAATTTTGGAACAAAACTATGACGGTAACGCAAATACGCCTGCAAAGTTACGTTGGGATAATTATTACGGCTGTACTCACTTTATTAGACCTAAGTATAAAAGTGAGGGCTTAATGAATAAGATCACAAATAAAATTAACCCACCTGCTCAAAAAGCAGTCGGTAAATCTGCAAGTAAAATAACAGTTGGAAGTAAAGCGCCTTATAACCTTAAATGGTCAAAAGGTGCTTATTTTAATGCGAAAATCGACGGCTTAGGTGCTACTTCAGCCACTAGATACGGTGATAATCGTACTAACTATAGATTCGATGTTGGACAGGCTGTATACGCGCCTGGAACATTAATATATGTGTTTGAAATTATAGATGGTTGGTGTCGCATTTATTGGAACAATCATAATGAGTGGATATGGCATGAGAGATTGATTGTGAAAGAAGTATTTTAATTCTTAGGTTAAAATGTTAAATATTTGTTAATTATTTTTTAATGTAAGTTTAGTTTATTTTAATATTTTATTGATTTTTAATATTTTCTCAATATAAAATGAAGTTGTTGATATTTATCATCTTAAATAAGTGTGTTAGCTATAAAAAGAGATGAATAAAAACAAATATATTATATTTGGAGGAAGCGCCATGCTCAAAAGAAGTTTATTATTTTTAACTGTTTTATTGTTATTATTCTCATTTTCTTCAATTACTAATGAGGTAAGTGCATCAAGTTCATTCGACAAAGGAAAATATAAAAAAGGCGATGACGCGAGTTATTTTGAACCAACAGGCCCGTATTTGATGGTAAATGTGACTGGAGTTGATAGTAAAGGAAATGAATTGCTATCCCCTCATTATGTCGAGTTTCCTATTAAACCTGGGACTACACTTACAAAAGAAAAAATTGAATACTATGTCGAATGGGCATTAGATGCGACAGCATATAAAGAGTTTAGAGTAGTTGAATTAGATCCAAGCGCAAAGATCGAAGTCACTTATTATGATAAGAATAAGAAAAAAGAAGAAACGAAGTCTTTCCCTATAACAGAAAAAGGTTTTGTTGTCCCAGATTTATCAGAGCATATTAAAAACCCTGGATTCAACTTAATTACAAAGGTTGTTATAGAAAAGAAATAAAACAAAATAGTTGTTTATTATAGAAAGCAATGTCTTGATTGAATATGTGTAGTGAAAATTATCTTTCATCAAATTCTCATTCATGCACGAATGGTTCTTCCCCACCTAATCAGATATTAGGTGACTTATGGGGAGAAATCAGTTAGGATGAAAAAGTGGATAATCCTTTTTTAGGCAGGTACTTCGGTACTTGCCTATTTTTTTATGTTATAATCTTTCTAGACGTATTCAAAGGACGTCTTTTTAGATTGTATGTTATAGCTAGCCTTCCGGTTAATTTTTTGTTATGATGTGTTACACATGCATCAACTATTTACATCTATCCTTGTTCACCCAAGCATGTCACTGGGTGTTTTTTCTTATGATAGAGAGCATAGTTTTCATACTACTCCCCCGTAGTATATATGACTTTAGCATTCCCGTATAATAGTTTACGGGGTGCTTTTTATGTTATAATTAATTGTATATAGTAGGAGTGAACTATATAGCCTGTTAAGTGGCCTAGTAACCTAACACTTATCCTGGCAATTGATACCCTTTTTGCCCTTCACTCGATAAATATATCTCAACAACATAGAAATATTACAGTCGCTACACCGCATCTTAAATGGTGTGGTTATTTTTATTGGAAGTGTGTATAAGGTATCAGTAATGTTAAAACACCAGCTAAAAATGAAAAGAATTCACCAGTGCCAGCAGGTTATACACTCGATAAAAACAATGACCGTATAAAAAAGAGACTGGTTATTACACAGTTGCCAATGTTAAAGGTAATAACGTGAGGGATGGCTATTCAACTAATTCAAGAATTACAGGTGTATTACCCAATAACGCAACGATCAAATATGACGGCGCATATTGCATTAATGGCTATAGATGGATTACTTATATTGCTAATAGTGGACAACGTCGTTATATAGCGACAGGAGAGGTAGACAAGGCAGGTAATAGAATAAGCGGTTTTGGTAAGTTTAGTGCAGTTTGATAATTAGATATATAAAGGTTTGGCAAGTTATGAAATGTCTGCCAAACCTTTATATAAAAAAGAAATATCTACCTTTTAATTTATGTAACTACTATTAGTATGCATATTCATTAGTTTTACCAGGACCATTAATTACATAAGATGATTTAGACTCTCCTTTTTTAAAGAAGTATGTTTTATACATTTTACCTAGTAACTCAACATTTTTTCTATCTTCAGCAAGTGGTGTATTCAGATATACTGTATAGTAACCTTTATTTTCAGTTAAAATAACCATTTTTTCAAATTGAGCAGTATTTTTTGTGCCTTTCTCTAAATAATTTCTCAAACGTTCATCTAATTTTCCTAGCGTTGTAGGAAGACCACTATTTTTAAATGATTCTTTATAAGCTTTTTCTTTCTCTAACATTTTCTTATTTGATTCTATTTCTTCATTTGTAGGAAACGGTTCAAAAGTAAAAGCTTTCGCTGAATGATGGTGTGTACTGATTCCTGCCGTTAAAAAACTTAATGCTAAAACTGTTGTTGCTAATTTCTTTTTCATAATGATGTTAATTCTCCTTAAATTCTATATTTAAATTTATAGTTAGTTTTGCGAAATTCCTAAAATGAGTTTAATCTAATCGACGAAATATATTAATTAACTTGAAATTAATAAAAGATTAATTATTTTTAACTAAAAATTAAAGTTCAATTAGTGTTTTGATGAATTTGGTCTTGATAAATTGAAATGATCTAAAAAACGCTATAATTTTTCTATTAATAGTAATTAATATGTGTTATATTTATCTTAGACACAGCAATGTGTTCAAATTTTCATCTATTCATAAGCTAGCCTTCGGGCTAGTTTTTTTGTGCTATATATTTGTTTTAATTAAATAAAATTAGATAATGCAATAGTAGCCATTTTATGTTAATATTACCTTGGGCGTTTTCAAGGAGCGCCTTTCATTTTTTATGTATTGCTCCTTTTCGGGCTAGTTTATTAAATTTATTTTTGCGCTTTCCAAATCAATGTATATGTGTTATATTGTTTATGGGAAGTAGGTAAGCATTTCGGTGCTTACCTTTTTTTGTTTTTCTATAAATACAATAAGGTATGTCAATTTGATAATTTATTAATTTTCATTTAATAAGAAGATCTATATAGTTAATGAATAATTAATGTACTTTTTTTTTAGTTAGTCATTAAAATAAATTAGTACTAATTACTAAGGAGAATAAAAAATGAAAATTAGAAAATCTATACTTGCGGGAACTTTAGCAATCGTTTTAGCATCACCACTAGTAACTAATCTAGATAAAAATGAGGCACAAGCTAGCACAAGCTTGCCAACATCGAATGAATATCAAAACGAAAAGTTAGCTAATGAATTAAAATCGTTATTAGATGAACTAAATGTTAATGAATTAGCTACTGGAAGTTTAAACACTTATTATAAGCGAACTATAAAAATTTCAGGTCTAAAAGCAATGTATGCTCTTAAGTCAAAAGACTTTAAGAAAATGTCAGAAGCAAAATATCAACTTCAAAAGATTTATAACGAAATTGACGAAGCACTAAAAAGTAAATATTAAAAAAACCACCCTTTTACGGGTGGTTTTAATTTTCTAGATAATATAAAAGTGTTCATAAATAAAACAGTATAGGCAAACAATAAAGTATTGAAAAAAGTAAGTTTAATATGAAAATTGTTAAATGAACGACATCTTTTGTTTTTATAAATATCAAGAAAATAATCAAACTCAAAATAAATAACGTAACTGTAGTCATAGGCGTCCATACATAATCAGCATTAGTCATTAAGAATGGTGCAGCCATTATGAAAAAATTTATAATGCAGATGAAATAGACAATTAGACTATAAATTAGGTAAATAACAATACACACCCTTCATAAATAAATAATTTAAATCCTATATATTTTAACAAAAGTAAAACACAGAAGTGTAGAAAATAAAAAATATTGGTAAATAAAATCAATAAGTTTAACCAATATGTTGCTCGCTTCATACCGTATATTGCAACAAAAATTCCGATCAAGAAAAATATAGCCCCTATGATAAAACAGAAATCCGATGCTGAACTATTAAAAAATGAGGTGTTTAGAGTTAGAAAATGAGTTAATGAGTTGACTATAACTAATAAGATATTAATTATATTTGTATGGTTCTTCACATGATACCTCCAAGTAAAAAAATCTAATTAATAAAGTGAATGCTTGATGAACAAGCAGTTATTCCAAACAGAATCAATAAGAAAAGTAGAATCAACATGCTAATGCCCCATAAACAACCCTTTTCACTTTCTCTATTATTAATTTCTTGACTTCTTTTAAAGATATTATTACTTTTACATTCTTTAGTTGTTTTAAATTTCACGTTTTTATTACTTCCTTTTGTCTAAAAGTTTACAATGAATTTTTGATTATAATAATATATTCAAAATAGTACTATCTAGTTTGATATGTCAAGCAATATTATTATAAAATTGGAATTCTGAGTTGTCTACTCTAATTTATTATATTTACCTATAAAAATACACCTCAAAAAATAGATTTTTCAGTCTAGCTTTTGGGGTGTACATTCCACACAAACATGTGATTATTTTGATGTTTCTATTAAACTTGTAATTTTAAATTTAAAGTCCCTAAAAAGTCCCTAAAATTTTATTTTATATGAGGTATTATTGATAATGATAAAGTTATAAACCTTGATATTATGCTGTTTTACTTTTTGAATGATAAGTAATTTTATGTTAAAAGTCTCCAATTCGGATACAATACGGTCGATAACATATAAACGTTATGACTGACTAATTTTAAATCAGTATCATCTTTCTTAGTTTCTGCTTTGGCACTATTGTCTGTCAGTGCCCCAATTAATAATAAATTTGCTAATGCAAGTGTTGCAGCTTTTTTTAGTGTGTTGGATTTTGTTTTTTTCACCATCAT